TTTTCGCGCAAAAATGCCAAATGTCAATACTAAAACCCGAATTTCTTTGAAAAATTTTTTATAGGCTTTATAGGCTTGCAAGAAACACGTTGAAAAGTTCCGCAGAGGTGTGCCAGTCCAGGATTAACCGTGGGTAATTATTTATCCAGTCCTGGACCCGGCGCACCTCTTTTTGTGTTACCTTGCGGAAGTCCGTGCCCTTGGGGAAAAACCACCGGATAAGCTGGTTCTGCTTCTCGTTGCTGCCGCGCTCTCCGGGGGACCTGGGGTGGCAGTAGTAGACGTGGGTGCGCTTCTCTCCGGGCAGCAGACAGGAGCGCTCCATGCCCTTGCAATCGGCAAATTCGCTCCCGTTGTCCACGGTGATGCTCTTGAACACCTGGCGGAACATAGCGGTTCCCATGCGCCGCTCCAGCCGGTCCAGAACGCCCACGACGCTGGCGGCGGTGTCGTCGTGCATCTTGCGGATGATCTCGTCCCGCGTCACGCGTCCGGTGAGGACGCACAGGGCGGCCTTGGTGCCCTTCTTACCCACTACGCTGTCCATCTCCCAATGGCCCGGTTCCTCCCGGTTATTGATGTGCTCCGGGCGATGCTCGATGCTGTCCCCTCTGGGGGCTTTCGCTGCTTTCACGCGGTTGTAGGTCCGCTTCTGGTCACTCTTGTAGCGCAGCTCTTTGTTGGTCAGGGGCCACAAGTCCCCGTTCTCGATGTACTTATACACAGTCTGGCGGCATAATGTGCAGGAGAAGGTGGTCTCCGGCGTTTTGCCCAGCATGGAGCAGGCAGCAGACGGGGAATACCCCTCGGAGATGGTTTTGACCAGCCACCGGGCCAGCCGGTGGTCCTTGCCGATTTTCAGAGGCTTTTCCATGTTCTTCTTGCGGTCCAGGTGGTAGTCCTTGGCAACATCGGCGGAGTAGGAGATATAGGTGGTCAGGTCGCTGCGTTTCAGCTCCACCGCGCCCCTCCGGCACTCGTCGTAGACCGTGCTGTGATGCACGCCCAGATAGCGGGCGATCTGCGGCTTGCTGTACCCCTCGCGGAGCATTTTTTCAATGGTCAATCTGTCGTTCCAGGTCAAGTGTGCGCCCTTATATCTCGGCATAGGAAAACCTCCATTTGCAATACTTTTGCATAGCATTTGTATATCTTTAGCACACTTTTTTCGGCCATGTCAATAGCCCCGGAAGATGCAAAAATCCCCCTACTATCCGTAGGGGGATTTCAAAATTTTTTATTCTTTTCCGGTCAGCCAGTCCATCGTCACGCCCAGGACCTCGGCAAAGATCATCAGCTCGTAGTCCGTCACGAAGCGGTCCCCGGTCTCTATCTTGCTGATGGCCTCCCGCTCAATGAACACACCCTTGACCTGCATCCTTGCAGCGAGGTCCGCCTGGGAGATGCGTTTGGTCGCCCGCACCTGGTGGATGCGGTCCCCGGAGATATTCTTTTGTCCCTCAAAATCGTAAATCTTCACACGCAGCCCCTCCTCGGCACCTTGACAGTACCACGGAAAAGGACTATCTTTGTAATAAAGATTTACAACCTTTATCGTTTTGGTACAAAAAGTGGGAATATCTCACTTCACGTCCGGCAGCTTGTCCAGCATCCCGGCGGCCTCCAGCAGATTGTAGATGATCTGGGCCGTGGCCTCGCGGGTGATGGGCTTCTGCCATCCATAGTTGCCCGCGCCGTCTCCGGCGAAGATGCCCTTGCGCTTGCAGTAGTCGGTAGCCTCCTTGGCCCAGGCGGAGGGGTTGTCCCCGGTGTCGGCGCAGCTCGTGAGCTGTTTGGTATCCATAGTTTCTTCATCCTTTCCGGCCTTTGCGGCCTCCAGTCTTTTGTTGACTTCTGCGGCGATCTGGCCGTGGCGGCTGTAAAGCCAGTCACCAGGGCAGGCTTTCGCCGCAAACCAGCGGTGGACGGTCATGTTCTGCCGGTCTACCTGACCTACGAGGTTTTTATCTCCCTTCCAAAGCAGCCTTGGGATGCCGTTGCGTTGGCAGATGTCCACCAGCAGGTCAATGAGGGACTTGTAGGCCGCGTCGGAGACCGGCCACGGGTCCTTGGCAACGGTGTTCGCCACCTCAATGGTGACGGCCCGGTTGTCGTTGCTGGCGGAGGAGGTACACCACGAACGGTTGGCCTCGTCCACATACAGACCAATGCGCCCATCGCTGCCGATGCCGTAGTTGCTGCTGGCCTGGCGTTCCTTGTTCTGGAACAGTTCGCCGCAGCGCTCCACGGACAGGTTCCCGGCCATACAGTGGATGGAGATGGTGTCGATGGCGTGCTTGCGCTTGCCGGAATGGTTAGGGGACAGCTTGGTGTAGCTGACCAGCGGGCTGTTACTCATTGCCCGCACCTTCTTTCAGAACGCCGTGGTTAAGTTCGTAGACGGCGGCCTCAATGAGCGCGTCGATGCGGTCCTCGTCCAGAGTGATGCCGTGCTCCGCCAGCCAGTTGAGGACATAGGCTTTCTTCTCCTCGCCGCGCCCGCTGCCACGGTAGATTTGCTCCGCAGCCGTCACGGCGATTTTCACCCAGGCATTGATCTCCGCCTGCTGCTGGGCCGTGGTCCGGCTCTTGATATAGGGAATGACCACGGCGGTGATGACGGCAGCCACAAGGGCAGCCGCCGCTTCAATGATGGTCGTAATATCCATGATGTGCTCCTTCCTTTACTCCACGATTTCCCAGTCGTCGGCCAGCATATCCGCCTGGCTTGCAAGCCATCCCATTTGCACGCCGGAAGTGCCGCAGAATGCGATAGCCTTGTTCCCAATGGCCGCGTGCTCGGCATTGACGATTGTGCCAGCCGGGGACGTGTAACTGATGGCAGAGGCCAGCTCAATGTGCTGGTTCTTTCCGTTCCAGCCCGCCCGTCTGCACTTCTTCCCCTTCTTCATGGCCTCGATAGCCAGCCCGAAGTTCATACTGTCGATGGGGCGGTACGCCGCCTCGAACACGGCCTTGGGGCTAAAGCTCTCGTAGCCGTCCGGGTAGCAGACCTTATAGCCCTCCTCATCGGGGACCATGCCCATGGCGATGGGCTGGTCCTTCTCATAGACTTTGCAGCCCTTGCGAATAGCAGGGACCGCCTCAATGATTTTCGTGCCGATGTAGGTTTTCATTTCGATTTCCTCCTTTAGCAATCTCGTTTGATTTTCTTCTCCGGTGCGTTGCTCTTGCCGAACACCACCCCGTCGTTGTGCTCGAAGATGTTCTCCACCACCTTGAGGACGTTCACGCCCAGTATGGTTTCGATGGCCTGTTCCGATAACTCCACCACCGGGAACGGCTGCCCCAGCCGAACGGTAGAGTAAACTGCTATCAGATAGGAGATCGACACCCATCCCAGCGCCGCGATCTGCGTCGTGACGAACAGGATGTGGGTGACGGAATGAGCGGAGACGCGTTTCCCCTTTTTAGACATCCCGCTCTTTCGCCTCCAATACAGTGATGCGATGCTCGTGGTCGTCAAGCTCGTTCTGGTACTTGGTGTTGATCTCGCCCTGTTCCTTGAGGTGGTCCCTGTATCGGCCCTGGAACTTCTCCAACCCTTCCGTGAAGTGCTCCATTTTGGTGTTCAGCCGGGTGAGGGTCCCGTTGAGCTTAATCATCGGGTCGCTGATAGAGGCAATCAGCCCCAGAAGTACAACGATAACGCCCACAACTTCCCACTCATTCATTTCGTCACCGCCTTTCCTTCCGAGCATACCAAACCGCCGGGAGGATTGCGCCCCGAAAACAATAAAAATTTGAAAGAGAGTGTTTTTATGAGCCTAAAGGGAACGTCATCTATCATTAAGCAGAAAAACTATTCTGCCGAACCGTGGGAGGAGCCGGTGAAAAAGCGCAGTCGCTTCCTGCCGGTTCTGTGCGCCATCCTCGCTCTGTGTGTCGTGCTCCTGGCCTGTGTATGCCTTTACTATGTGAAGGTCAACGGAGCGCTTGCCCAAGAGAATATCAACCTGTCCAGGGCGCTCCATGAAGCCACACAGACCTCCAGCAGCGGCCCCAGCAGTTTCCTGGAGGAGAAAGCGCGCGAGCAGGCGGAGAGAATAGACGAACTGTACGGCCCGGGCGCTTATGGCGGGACTGACTGGACATTTTCGAGTGGTGAGAACTGAAATGGACGGTATTCTATATGGGATATTCCTGCTGGCTCAGTTCGGCCTACCACTCGCCGCAGTTGTGTTTATTGTGATTTGCTCGGTAAGAGGAGAGATAAAGCAGCACGAATTGAAAGCAACTGGGCTTGCAATTCTATGGGTGGCAGGGGGCATCATTTTTAGCAGCGTGCTGTGCGCGCTGATGGGGGCTACTGCCGAAGGCGCAGAGAGGATATGCTTTGCTATGTACTGCTGCATATCCGTCGTCGCATATTTCGCTTACAAGAGAAAGAAAGAGGACCGGGACTAACTCCCGGCCCTCTTTCTCATTTGTAGGGGTTGCTCTTTTCGCTCTTGCCCGCGGCCTCCCACAGATACGCCCTGGCCTCGTCATCAAGGCCAGGCAGCATATCAATGGCTGTCTGGACTTCCTCGCCGGTATAGCTGCCCAGGTTCCCGTTCTCCGTTGGTTGGTCAGCCACATGGAGGGCCAGCCGGTAGAGGAGATAGTCCGCCTCGCTGATGCCATAGGCGGCACCGGCAGCAATCTTCTCCTGGAGTTTTTCGCCGCTGTCGTTGCCCACAGTCAGGTCATACAGGTCCTTCTCCGCAGCCTCTTGCTGGTCCCTGCTGGCAGCGGTCCATACCGTGCTGCCCGCCATGCTGTTTCGCGTGCTGTTGTAGCGCCGTTCCTGGCTCGGGGAGAGATACCGCAGCTCCAGGTCTCCAACACTCTCCACGCCCTGGTCCCGCTTCATGCGGCTTTCCATGGCGTTTCGGATTTTATCCTCCGGCATCCCGCTGGCAACCATGTCGGCATAGATGGTCTCGTATGCCTCCCGGTCATTGATGCTGGCGTTGTAGAGGATGTCGTAGAAGTTCTTGGTGTTTCCCTGGTAGCCCATGTTCAGCAGGGCTTTGTCGATGCGGTACTGCATCAGGTAGTTGTCCGTCTCGATGGCCGCCGTAGTGATGCCCGCCTGGATGTCCCGCTTGAGGTTCGCCACCGGGATGCCCAGCAGCCGGGAGACCTCCGCAAGCAGATTTGCAGACGCGCCAGCCACGGAATACTTGCCCTCCCCAGAGAGGGCTTTTTTCATGTTGGCAGCCGCCTCCAGAACCTTGCTGACCGGCTCCATATCCATCCGGGACACGTCATACCCCTGCATAATGGAGACCAGGTCCTTGAAGTAAGGGATGTAGCCAGCCGGGTTGAAGTTCGCCTCCAGGTTGCCGTCCCAAAAACTATTCCAATAGTCCAGGCCCGTCTCCTCCTCGCCGGTGAAGCCGGTATATGCCGTCAGGAATTTGTCCCAATAGTCCCGTTCCTTATCGTCGTCCCGCAGCGCGTCCACGATGGACTGCATGACCGCGTTTACCGCAAAGGATACCACCAGCGCAGCGGAGGTCCTTGCAAGGGCGCGTTTGGCATTGCTCCGGCCATCCTTTCCTGTTGCGTGGCGCAGATCGTAGACCGCATTCACGAACATATTGTAGGTCTTGGTCGGCTCTGCCATAAAGGAGGTCGCCATTTTCGTAAGAGCATCGGGGGAACGCATGATCTGAGACCGCTGGAGAAGTCCGTCCACCACCTGCGTCTGGTCCACGATTTCAGAGAACCGCGCTCCAACAGCCTGGTAGAACGCCTCCGTGCCGGGCTTGAGGCCAGGCCGCTTGTCCCGCGTCTCCGCCTCCGCTGCATTCCAAAGCCGCGCCCACGCAAAGCTGTCAGCCTTTCCCGCTCCGGCCATAGCTGCCTGCTTGACCTTCTCCATCAGACTGTCAGAGGAGAGGAGAACGTCCTTCATCTGGCGGCCCGTGTTGATGTCAAAGTAGCCCCAGTCCTTCCATACGGCGATAGGCGCATACTTCTTGACCTTGGCCCAGTCGCCCCGCTTGACCGTACCAGCCAGCAGGTACTTGGGGTCCAGGCTGCTCATAGCCCGGAGGATAGCCGTGGGCTGCTGGAGGATGACTCGGATGTTGGCGGCCACAGCCGCCGCCTTGTAGTTGCCCACAAGGGCGTCGGTGAAGTTGCCGGTTCCGTTTGGCCGCACCCCCTGGTTGATGTCGTCCACCAGCTTGTTGAGGTAGGCATTTCCGTTCTTGCCAAATACCCGTTCGATGATGGACTTTACATCTCCAGTTCGGTTGCCCTCGCCGTCCCGGAACGTGAAGTCCCGGATGCGGCGGATGTTCTCCATGGTGGGCAGCCACGCCGCATAGGTCGCCATGTCGTTGACATGGCTGGAGTAAGTGTCGAAGATGCTCTCCACCATGACAGCGTTGTTCACCTTGGGGGTCACGCTCTTGGTGAAGCCGCGCCCGGCGATGGTGGCAGCCTGCGCCTCTTTGGAGATGTCCCGCTTAGTCTGGTTCTTGTCCACTTTGATGGGGTAGTAGTCCTTCTCGGTGAACTTGCGGTAGCCGTACACGGTCATGCTCGCCTCGTTGCCCAGCTCCGCCAGCTTTCCCCCCATGAACTTTTGCAGACCGTCGGCAATCCTGATCTGCTCCTCCGTCAGTGTGCCGGTGATGGTGGCAAGGTCGTCCACGCTCACCTTCACGGGGGCGGAGGGCCGGTCCTCCCGCAGGCCCCGCCCGCTGATGATAGTGTCAGGTCGGATGCCACCCTTGAGGATATGGTCCTGGGCCTGTTTGCGCTTCATCAGCTCGTAAAGGCCCATGATCTGAGCTGTACTCATAGTCACCTTACCACCGCTCAGCTCGAAGGTGTGCTTCTCCCGTTCCAGCTTGTTGACGTCGGCTCTACCGACAATCTCCGCCGTTTTTTCCTGGGCCTGCTGCATGATGGTAATGTGGCGGTCCTGGGCTGCACGCATCATGCGGAACAACTCCTCGCCGGTCTTGCCCAGCCGATGGAAATAGCCCTGCGGGGTCAGCATATCCAGGTTAACCAGGCGGTCAACCTTGCCAGCAACACCCCGGTAGTCCCCACGGTCCTGCCGGAGGATGTTGTCGGAGCGGATGCCGTCAGCAAAGCCAGAGATCGTCTCAAACCGGGAGGTGCCCAGCATCTTATTGGCTGTGCGGATGGATGCCTCCACCGCCTTGAGAGTGGCCCACACGGTGGAAAGCTGGTCCGTTCCCATCTCTGCGATGGGGGTGTTTTTCATGGACTCCAGCTCGTTGAGGTTGTCCATCAGGTCCGGGTCGATGATAAGGGTGTAGTCCCCGCCGTCCTTGGTGATCTCCGCATAGGCCAGCCGCAGCGCCCGGAACGCCTCGGTACGCTTGGTGGGCGTGCCGGAGCCGTCCTTCACCCGCTTGCCGGTGTTCGGGTCCGTGGTGTAGGCACTCTCCAGGTTGATGCTCTCCAGCATGACAGCCACAGCCTGTCGCAGGCTCTCGGGGATGTGCTGCTTGTCGCTGGGTCGGAGGAGCTTCTGGGACAGGGCGCTGGCGTGGCGCATGATCTTGGCGCGCAGCTCCCGGGCGCTCCGGCGCTCCCGGCCCGCCGCGTCCTTCTCCCTGTACCGCTGTTTCAGTTTCCCAATCTGCTCCGCCCGCCGGGTCCGCTCTCGCTCTACTGCCTTGGTGGTCCGCTCCCGGTTCTGTTGCCGCAGCTCCGCAAGGCGGGCCGCGTTCTGCTCCCGGACCTTCTGGACCCGCTCCCGGCCCTTGGCCTTGGTGTCGTCCAGCTTCCGGGCCTGACGGTCCGCGAAGGTGGCCCGGGTCTGGGGCAGGTCAAAGAACCGCTCCATGATCTCGTTGGCCGCGCCGGTGATGGCCTGCTGCATATAGGGGCCGAAGGGGTTGTATTCCTCCACGTTGTAGATGCCGTCCATGACCTCCGCGATGCGGAGCAGCTGGTCAACAGGGTTGTTCTCCCGCTGTTCGTCGAAAAACTCAGGCCACAGTTCGGACATCTCCTGGTACACCTGGTCAATATTGGTGTGCCCCTTGCGGATGACCATGCGCCCCATCTGGTGCTTGCGCCAGTCTCCATAGTCCGGGATGTCCCTGCTGTCCTCCTCAGAGAGGGACAGGGTGGTGGACCGCAGATACGCCCGCAGGTCGCTGTACTGCTCGTAGGTCTCGTCCACGGCCACAGCGTTGCCCACCAGCTTCTCGGCGATGGCCTCCGCCCGGCGGCGGGCCTCGGTGTAGGTCAACTCGTCCTTGCCGTCATAGCCGCTTGCAAGGTAGTCATAAAGGTTCTGGAGGTCCTGGGTGATGTCCCCGGCATCCAGGTCCGCGCCATAGGAGCGGATAAGCTCCCGGGCTTCCTGCGCCACAGCTTTTTTGTCGGTGGTGACGCGCTTGGTGCGCCGGGTCTGCCCCTGCCAGTAGTCCCGGCTCTCCCGGAGCTTCCCGTTGCGGCGCTGGAGGTCGATATAGTCCTTCATCTGCTCCCGAAGTAGCCGGTTCTCCTCCTGCAAGGCGGCAACACTCTTGCTTTCCGTCCCGGCCTTGAGGGAGAAGCGGGCGTCGTCCACGCTGTTGATCTTGGCAAGGCGGTCTGCGTCGTCTCCGGTCTTGTATTCCAGCATCCGCACACCGGCCTGCTCCAAACCGTCCCGCAGCTTTTGGCTGCTGTCATCGGGGATGACGGCGGCCAGCACTTCGTCGAAGCCGACGGCCCGCTGGGGCTTGGCCTCAAAGTAGCCGGTGGGCATTTCCGCCGCCGCCTGGTAGACGGCCTGGATGTCCTGGGCCGTCTGGCTGCTGATTTTGTACCCCTCCTTGGAGAAGGCCCGCATGATAGCGTCCACCGTCCTCTTGCCCTTGGACGTTTCCATCAGGATGCTGCCGATGATGTCGCTCTCGACGAAGGAATTGTCGGAATGAGCCTTGTTTCCCTGCTTGATCTTCGTGATGATGCTGCCGATCTGGTCATCAATGGCCTGGAGCTTTGCTTCATACTCGGCCCCCTCGTCCATGCCCAGCCGCCCGCTGTCCGCCTTGATCTCCTGGATGCTGCGGTATTCCGGCGTCGCCACGGATTGCAGGGTCTTGGCGCTTGCGCCCCAAGTGTTGCCGCCGCGCTCCTCCTGGCCCTCCTTCATCGCCTTGACGATGTTCTCCAGGGTGTAAGCATAGTGGAGCTGCGAGAAGCTGCGGAGATTGCCGGAGGGGGTGTAGGGGTCCTTGCCATTGTAGATGCCCGCCTCGCCCAGCAGGCCGTCCAGCTTCCCGGCAATCCACTCCTCAACGGCGTGGTCATCCACGGCGCTGCGCAGCGCGTCAGAGGTAGCCATCCGGTCAATTTCGCCCTTGGTCGCGCCGCCGTCCTGGTACATATCCCATGCGTGGTGAACGATGTCCTCCAGGGTGAAGATGGAAACGCCGTCCATGGAATTGTCGATGCGGGTCTGCCGTCTTTCGTTGATCTCCGCGTCGGTCCAATGCCTCTTGACGGCCATTCTGCGGAGCATGGGTTCGCCCTGTTCCCGGTAGTAGTCCCGGAGAATGTCGCGGATGACCTCGGCATTCTCGCCCAGGGCGTCCTTCACGCTCTCGCCGGTCTCCAGGTTGGCCTCGATTTCAGCCAGCGTGTTCACGCCCAGGCGGTCAACCACCTTTTGCAGGGTGTCGTTGCCGAACTTGTCCCACGCCTTGTCCATCTTCACCGGCTCCAGGCTCTTGCCCTGGTCTGCCAGATAGGCCGCCCGCACCGTGTCTGTGGAGGCCAGTCTCTCCGCCAGCTCTGCCGTGCTCCTGGTGCTGGTGTCGTCGATGCCCACAGAGCGCAGAGCGGCGCTGTTCCCGAAGATACCCCCGGCCACGGAGACATCCCCGGCAAGCCGGTGCAGCTCGTGCTCCACCTGGGATGCCTTTTTGCTGTTCACGGGGTAATCTACTCGCGGAGCTGTCGGCGTCCAGGCGTCGCCGCCGTACACCTTGTTGGCGCGGAATAGCTGCGGGTCGATGGTGTCCTTGCTGAACACAAGGGAGATGGGGCCGTACTTGGTGTGCCCGTCCCTGGCTTTTACAATGGCGATGGAGGGCATGGGCAGGCCGCCCAGCTTGATGGCAGCCAGGATGCTGTTCTCGTCCTTGTTGTGCAGGGCCAGCAGCTTGTCCGTCTCCTCCACCGGGGTCTTGAGAGAGAATTTCGTCTCTTTCTGGTTGTCGGCCTTAAAGCGCTCGTGCAGCTCGCCCAACTCCTTGGCGTATGCGTCGAAGTCGTGGAACACATGGGCCGCAGGACCGTCCACGAACATATCTGCTTTGCCCACCGCGATATGCCCGTACATCGTCGCGTTGAACTCGTCATAGAGGCGGGCCGGGTCTGCATTTTCCAGCGTGGTATGCTGATGCTCTGCCACATGGTTCAGCAGCACACGGGTCATCCCGTCGCTCATATTCAGCATCGTGGGCGTCCGTTCCGCAAAGTCCAGGTAAGGCTTGTAGCCTACCTGCCGCATCACATGAGTGACCTCGTGGGGGGCAAACATTCCCCGGTTCTTCTCCGGCAGGGTCTCCCGGAAGAAGATTTGCCCATCGGCAGAGAACGCCGGGGTGCTGCCCTTGTTCTTGGCCCATGCCGCATCCGCCACAACAAAGCTCGGCACGCCGTAGTCCACCGCCGTCCGCTGCTCTGCGTAGGCCGCGCTGCCCTTGGCCGGTTCCACCGTGTGGCCCTCCGCCCAGGAGCGCACGGGTTTGGCCCCGAAAGACGGGTTTACTCCTCCGTGTCGTCCAGAAGCAGCAGAAAGCTCTCTGCGAACTCGTCCATCTTGGCCTTTTCCTTCTCGGTCAGCGCTCTGCCCATATCCTTCTCGGCTGCCTGCGCCAGGTCTGCCGCCAGTTTCGCTTTCTTGTCCATCCTTGCCGTCCTCCTTCAAAGAATTTCTTGTTGCGGCCATTGTATCATTGCCGCCCTCTCCTTGCAAGGTCTTTGCCTGCCGGGCTGCCGCCTCCAAGGCTGCCGTCAGCTTCCCCTCGGCGGTCTGGGCCCTTTTCTTCTCGGCCCCAGTCAGCTTATCAATGAGGGAGCGGATAGCGTCCCGGACCTTTTGCAGCAGCGTCCGGTCATCCCGGTGCCGCTCGATGAAGTCATCCAGCACCTTGCCGTCGTCAATGAGGCGGCCCGCATAGTCCGCCGCCACCTCGTCCATGGCCTGCTCATAGGTCAGCTCCACGCCCTGCGCGGCGTAGCTGTCGATGCGCTTCTGGATGCTGTCCTGCTCCTCCTGTGCCACGATGTCCCGGAACGTCCGGTACTCCGTGGGGGCAAGCTCCTGCATCCGGTGGGTCATCTCGTGGCCCACAATAGCCAGTACAGGGTTTTCATTGTTCCGTTCCACCAGCACCGTGTTGCCGCTGATCTGGGCATTGGCCGTTCCGCCGCGCACACTGTCCACGAACTGCACCCGCACGCCCAGGGCCTTGGCAACTCTGTTGACCTTGGCCGCCGTCTCAGCGGTCAGATAGACGTGGCTCTCACCGTTAGCGTCCAGAATGGCACGGCCCTGCTTGTCCTGCAACGGTCTGCCGCTCTCCACGGCCTGCTTCACAAAGTCGTCATACACGAGACCGCTGTCCTCTCCGGCCACCTTGGCATACTTGACCGCCTGCTGTTCCCGCTGGAGGGAGAGGGCGGCGTCGTTCTGTCCGGCGGCGTAGGCCGCGAAGCGCTGGGCCTCCGTCAGGCGGCTGCCGTAGTCGCTGTCCACCTTTGCCATGTCTGCGCCGTTGATGCCCGCCTCGTAGTAGGAGGCGAAGCCTGCGTAGTAGTCGTCGGCCCGCACGCTGCCGTCGTAGCTGGCGGAGAGGGCCTTGGCCCCGTTCTCGCCCAGGCTGGCCGCAGCGTCCCGCACGCGGCGGATGTCATACGCCTGCTGCGCCGCAGGGCGCTGGTGCTCCACCTGCATGGCGGGGCGCACGGCCTCCTGCGTGGCCGTCTGCCGGGCTTCCGTTGCGGCGTGGGCAGTTTCCCTCGCGTTCGTAGAAACGTCGCTCTGCGTCCTTGCAAGGGTCGCCACGGCGTTCTTGACGGCCTTGCGCTGCTGGGACTTGCTCATGTCCTCGCTGATGTTCAGCCCAGCCTCCTGCGTCAGCGTGTTGATGGCGGTGGGGTTGCTCAAAATGTCGATGGCGGTGTTGTTGGTCACGCGGCCCTTCTGGGTCACTTCCTCGGCGGCCCGCAGCAGCAGGTCGCCGCTGCCGTCCTCCGCGTCGATGGCCTGCACGTTGGCCTGGTACAGCCGCCCGATTTCTGCGTTGGTGAGGGTCTGCCCGGCGTCGAGCTTCTGCTGGAGCTGCACGGCCAGCTTGTAGCTCTGGGTGCTGGGGTCGCTTGCAAGCCCTTCCTGGATAGTGGCCTGCACCACGTCGTCGCCCATCGTCTGGAACTCCGCGCCGGTGCGCCGTGCGCCGTATTCATTCAGCCCTGCGTTGGTGGCGATGCCCACGCCGGACATCACGCCGCCGGAGACAGCGCCGCCCAGGAAGTCCAGACCCATGTTCTCCGCCTGGTCCCGGACGGCCCGCCAGAACGCCTCCTTCTCGGTCATGCCCTCGGCCTCGTAGGCGTCGATGGAGGTCTGCCACTCGCTCTTGTCCTTGGAAATGAGCACGTCGGCCACCAGGTTGATGATGTCGCTGCCCACTTCCTCGCTGCCCTCAGCCAGGGTGTTTTTGAGGAAGTAGCCCATGGCGCTCTTGGTGAGCGCGGTTTTGTCCAGCAGGGCATCCAGGCTGACCTTCTCGGTGACGATCTCCGCCGCGCCTGCGATGGTGCCCAGGGCGAACGCCTGGTTATCGGACAGGCCCCGGTCCTTTGCGGAGATGGTGGCATCCGCCGCCGCGCCGGTGCCCATGATGGCAAGGGAGAGCGCCTGGTTGCCGCCGGTGATGGCGGTATTCAGCAGGAAGTCGCCCATGCTCATGCCGGTCTGGTAGGCGAAGCTGCCCACACCGCCCCAGTTGTCCTCCACGATGGTGTTCACCTCGTCGCGGATGGCGCTGTTGATGTAGCTGAACTTGTTGTAGCCTGCGTTCTGGTCGATTTCCCCGTCGGAGAGGTAATCCGCCGCCTGGCCCAGGTAGGAAAGGCCCTTGAGAGGGCTTTCCAACACGCTGAACGCGGAGGACCCCACCGGGTGTTCCTTGGCGTAGGTGGCCCATTCCTCCTCGGCCTTGGCCCGCTGGCGGTAGTTGAGGTCTCCGGTCAGGTAGTCGATGTAGGCGTAGGCGTTCTTGTGCTCCGCGTCGCCGTTGGCGGTGTCCTGGGCGTACAGGTAGTTGAAGGTGGCGATCTCGTCATCCGTCATCTCCCGCCGCTCGCTGTTGTCCAGGCCCAGCAGGGACGCGTTGCTCTGGATGTCGGAGAGCATCTGGCGGCTGCGGGCCTCCTCGTTGCGGTTGATGTAGTCGTAGGCGATGTCGTCAAAGCCGCTGTTGGAGTAGGTCCCGCTCCATGCGTTGAATTTCTCCTGGCCGTTGGCCGTGCTCTTGTACTGGCTTTTCTCTGCAAAATCGGGTTTCTCCGCCAGCGCGGCATATTCCTTGCCCCGCTGGTAGGTGTTGTAGTCGTTCTCGTCCTTGAACTGGGACCAGAAGTCATACTCGCTGTTCAGCCCGCCCCGCAGCTCCTCCAGGTACTTGCTGCCCTGGTCCAGGGTGGAGAGGACGCCGTTCACGGCATCCTCTCCGTATATCTCCCGGTTGTCCTGGAAGTAGGTGCGGTAGGCGTTGGCCCTGTTCTGCATCACGCTGATGCGGGCGTCGTTGTCATCCCGGTACTTCCCAAAGTCTGCGGCACTCTGGAATTTGCCGTCCCGGCTCTGGTAGTCGCTGCCCAACTGGCTGGAGAGGCCGTTCACGCTCTCCAGCCAGGAATTGAAGCCCTGGGCCTTGTCCGCCTCGTATCTGCCGCTGCCGCCGTAGGCATCCTTGCCGTACTGCTGGTCGATGACGGCCCGGCGTTCTGCGGCTTTGTTCCGCAGAAAGTTGCTCGCCCGCGTTACGGTGCCGTCGTCATTCTTGCCCAGAGGGGTCTTGTCGCTGCTCTGGATGCTCTCGGCCTGCTGCCGCGCCGCCGTCCGCTTCTTCAAAAAATCGCTTGCGCTTGCCATAGGGCCGCCTCCTTACTTCTTATTGCCGTTCCACTTGTAGGTGTAGGTATTGGTCGCGCTGTCGTAGGTCTCGATGACCTTTCCGCTGTTGACGTAGTTCTCCACCTCGTCGTAGGTGAAGCGGCCATGGCCGGGAATATAAATCCAGCTATCCCCGTGCCGGTTGCCGATCTGGGCGTCGCTGCCGCTGTTTCCGCTGCCGCCCTGGTTTTTCATCCAGTCGGCATAATACCCGGCCAGTTTTCCGGCCTGGGTGGTGTTGTACCCGGCGGACAGCAGCCAGGCGTATGCGTCGCCCTCGCTGCGGATGCCCGCCTTGTACATTCCTGCGTACACGTCCTCGCTGGCGCTTGAGCCGCCTCTCTTGCTTCCGCCGGAGCTGCCGCCTCTGGAGGACCCACCGCCGGAGCGAACGGATGCCTGTGCCTTGTTGTATGCGCTCTTGAGGCCCGCGATCTCCTGGTCCGTGTACCCCAGGGCCTTGTAGCCGGAGAAGTCGCCGCCCGCCGCGAGGGTCTGGGCCTTTGCCAGCGCCCGGTTGTACTCCGTCTCGTCCTTGTAGGTCTCCCGGTTGTAGGCGGTCTCGTCCTCGTAGCGCTTGTCCGCGATCTGGTCCCGGCCCACGGAATAGTTCCACTCGTTGTTGTAGCGCTCGTCGCTGATATTGTCCCGATGCACGCCGTAGTCAAAGCTCCGGTCCGTGTTGTACTGGGCCAGGAGGTCGGCGTACTTGGCGTAGTCGCCCTGCTCCAGGGCCACCAGCATTTCCAGGTTTGCCCTCTGGGTGTTGCCCTCGTCCTGGTACATGGAGTAGGCAAGCTGTTTCAGCTCCGGGATTTTATCGGCCAGCGCCCCCATGTAGTTGTCATAGGTCTGCTGCGCTGCGCTGCCCGCATAGCTGCTTGCAAGGCCGCCCGTGCGGGCGCTGACCTGCCCCAGGGTGTCCTGCATCGCCCGCTCGCCGCTGCGCGTGTAGCTCTCCTTGTACTGCTGATAGGTGGGGTCCTTCTCCGGGTCGTAGCTGAACGCCTCCCGGTTAAGGATTTGGCGGGTTAGGTCGTCGATCTGGTTCTGGTAGCGGCTGGTGTAGGTGGGGGCCGCCTCGTAGGAGAAACCGCCGCCTCCGTTTCCTCGTCCGCCGCCGCCCATCTCCAGGGGAATGTAGCGGCTGCCGTCGCTGTCGCCGGAATAGCCGTAGTTGCTGCGGATGCGCTCCACATAGTCGTGGGCGTCTGCCCAGGTCGTTTTGCCTGCCGCCGCTGCCGCCCGGACCTCCGCCGCGCTCCGCAGCTCGTCATTGGAAAAATGCTCCTGGTCATATACGCTGCCGCCGTAGCTGCCCCGGTCGCTGCCGCCGCCGCTCACCGTGTCGGCGCTGGGCGCGGCGGCCTTGCCGGTCTTGCTCCCGGTCTTGATGGCACTGGTGGCATAGCCGTTCTCGTTATAGCTGATGTTGTAGCCGCCCTTGGAGACGGTCTTGCCCGCCAGGTCTTTGTTCCTGGACATATCGGGTTTTGCCATGTCGGATTACCTCCTCTTTCAGTTGGTTTTCTGCTCCAGCGCCGTCACGCGGGCTGCCAGCTTGTTGTACTCGCTGCCCAGTGTGCTCACGCTCTGCTGCACCCCGGAGAGGGTGGTTTGCAGGCTGGAGACCTTGCTGTTCAGCCCCTCCACACTGGTCTGTATGGCGGTCATGCTCTTTTGAAGCTGCCCCAGCATGAAGTCCAGATTTTCTTGCAGGTTTCTGGTGTAGTTGCACAGAGATTTTACGGTCCCGTTCACGTCGTTGCGGTCAAACGAAGGAGGGGAGCCGGGGAGGGTGGTTGCCATGCCCTGTCACCCCCTTAATATTCGCTGCCCAGGGCGAACTCCCGGATGATGCTCTTGACCAGGCATCCGCCCTTGCCGGACAGCCGGATGCGGAAGTTGTCGCACCGCACCGGCAGGATGGGGACTTGCAGGGTCTTGGCCCGCTCGTTGTGGGTGGAGAACACCTGTCGGAAGGGCTTGCCGTCCGTGCTGATCTCCACCTTGAGCCAGGCCCCGGCATCCAGGTCCGCCCGCAGGTACAGCTTGGAATAGCACTTGTGCCCGTGGCTCGTCTCGTCCATCTGGCACAGCGTTGCGCTCCAGTTCACCAGGCCCTCCTCGGAGTAGTCCTGCCCGGTGGTCATCAGCTTGCCCGTGGCCCCGTCCAGGAAGTAGAGCGTCCCGTCCAGATAGGCCCAGTCCAGCGCGTGGGTCGCGTCCTCCCGCAGCCAGATGGCCCGCAGCGTATCAAAGACGTACAGCTCCCAGTCGCCCTTCTCCGTCCGCATGGAGATGTAGTAGCGCTCGCCGTCCGTGCCGCCCACCGCGTCGAAGAAGCGCCGGGTCCCGAAGTTCTCCGTCAGCAGCTCCGGGGTCCCGCCGGAGTAGGCGTACACGCCGTTGCGCCCCTTGTAGAACAGCGTCTCGTTGATGACGGCCAGGGACTTCTCGCTGCCCTTCTGGATGCCGGGCACCGTGTAGGTGTAGATTTCATACTGCGCCGGATAGCTGCCCAGGACCTTGTGCAGGCAATTCTCTTTCCAGAACAGCACCGTGCTGGAGTAGGCGATGCACCCGGTGAACTCGCCCTCCGTGCCCACGGCCACGGCGTAGCTGTCCGTGGACACCCCGTCGTAGACGTAGAAGTTGGTCGGGTCGCCCAGGGCGCTGGCGTAGATGGTCTTGCCCTCCGCGCCCCAGATGCGGTTATCGCACTCGCAGATGCACGTCAGGTCCGGCACCTTCCGCTCCAGCATCACCGTCCCGGCCTCCACGCCGGTCTTGGTGAAGATGTCCTTGGTGAAGGTCAGCTTCCGCGCCTCCAGGGAGCGGATGATGTGGCTGCCGTTGTTCGCGGCGCAGGTCGTACAGCCGGAGATTTCGATTGCGTCTCCGGCCTTGAAAAGCTCGTCGAAGCCTGGGTATTTGTGCAGCGCCGCCGTGTGCAGCAGATAGGTGATCTGGTAGGTCCCGTCGCTCTGCTTTGAGCTGCTCTGTACCACCATGTACTCCTTAGAGCTGTCGCAGTCGTATTGAATGTAATCGCCCGCCTTGAGCTTGTCCGGGGTCCCTGCGGTCCCGCCGCTCATAGTCAGCGCTCCCGTGGTCTTGTTCACGCTGGCCCCGGTGTAGGCGGTGATGGATGTGTCGGCGGCCACGCTGCCCTTGGTCTCTGCGTTCTCCGCCGCCTGGTCGATATAGCTCTGCTCCGGCACGGTCAGGGTGTTGGCCGTGAAGGTCACGTCGCCGGGGAAGCCGGGGTATTCCGCCGCCAGCATCCCGAACGTCCCTGCCTCCGTGTCGTAGTAGACCTTATCGGGGAAAATGACGATTTTGGTGTTGATGGTGGCAAACTGCTTTTCGCCCGCAGTCACATGGCCCACCACCTTGCCGTCATAGAGAAAGTCGGTCCCGTCCACCACGCACAGCTTCCCCCGTGCGTACAGCCCCGTGGGGCTGGTGTAGGTCCCGGCGGTCTTGCGCCCGTCCCGCTGACTGAGGCACGGGAAGCGGGCGGAGGAGAGGCCCCAGCTCTCTGCCAGCTCGCCGTCCCCGGCCCCCTGGCCGTAGTTCAGCCCGGCAAAGGCGATGATCTGCTTGCGGTTCTTGCCGGTCGCCGCCGTCATGTATGGCAGGTTCATCTCGCCCCTCCTCCTAAAATAGCCCCGTCAGACCCCCGCCGCCGATGGGCAGGTGCCTGCGGTGATACTGTTTCCGCCATTCGTCCAGCGCTGCGTTGTACGCCAGGGCGGAGTTGTTGTAGTTGTCGGCCTCCCGGTTGTAGAAGTCCACCTTGCTCATAAGGTACAGGTCGTACAGCCCATCGTAGGGGGCCTCCACCAGCAAGGGCTTGTCCCCGTCCTCCGGGAACGCCTTGGGAAAGTCCGGCAGGTCGGTCCAGCCGCACGCCGGACACAGGTTGCTGTCCATCACCCGGTCATAGGTGATCTCCGTCCCGCCGCAGGTGGGACAGACGGCGACGGGTCCCTTGGCCCCGCGCCCGCTCGTGAGCTGGTGCCGCAGGATGGTCTCCCGGTAGAGCTGTCCGTCCAGCTCCAGCAGCCACGCCGCCTTGGTCTCGTCGTCGATGGCGTCCGGCCTCGCCCGGTTCACCCGTTCGATAACTTCATTGATGCTCGGCATACCGCCGCCTCCTCTCATAGAATTTGCCGGGCAGCGGCACGCCGCCGCCCGGCTTTCTGGGTGCTTCTCTTACACCGCACGGACCCACAGGCCGTTGTTCTTCACATACAGCCCGCCGTCGTTGCCCGGCACGCTCTCAACCGTGTAGCATCCATCGCTGTCTTTGCTGTCAGATACAACGATAGAAGATTTAAGATTAAAAGCGGGACGCGGCGCGAAGAAGGCGAAGAACACGAAGTAGGAGTCCACGGTGCCGCCGGTGAGGATGCCGTACGCGCTGCCGCCATTCGAGAACGGGGAGCGCAGGCCCCAGCTGACGGCGGTCGCCGTCTCGTCCAAATAGGCGATGCGCTTTGCGTTGTCGGAGAAATAGCTGAACGCATTGCCCTCCGTCTGCCAGCCGCTCACGCCCGCCTCCGTGCAGGAGATGGCAAAGCCCTTGCGGTAGATCGTGTGCAGCGTCGCCACCTGGTTGCCCTCCGCCACCACAATGGGGACAGGGACCAGGCACTCCCGGATTTTCTCGTCCAGCTTCAGCGGCCAGATGCCGTCACAGAAGTTGTCCAGGGTGCAGCCGAAGTAACGGTTTTTGTAGCCGTTGCTGTCGGAGGCGTTCCATGCGATTTCACTGAAAGCATCCTTGCGGATAAGGGTCACGCCCGTGCCGGTGCCGTAGTGGTCATTGTCCAGCTTGATGAACTTGGTGGGCTTGCTGTTTTCCGCCAGCTTCACCAGGCTGCCGTTTGCCAGATTGGAAAGTAACTGTCCCATATCGTTTTGTTCTCCTTTCGTCAGGTCCGGGCCGGGCAGCGGGGATGCCCGCCGCCCGCCTGGCCTCGTCTGCGCGGTCCAGAGCCATCAACAACCTGGACCGCATTTCTCTGCGGAGCTGCTTTGTGTCGCCGTGCTTGGCGTGTGCCTCCCAGGCGGTAAAGCTCTCCATGATTTTCTCCCGCGACACCTCGCCCGCCGCGTACTGCTTCTCCCACAGCCGGATGCGTCGTTTCATCCGCTTGATGGAGGAGTAGCGCAGCTTGCTGACCACCTGGCCCGTCCGGTTCAGATAGGTGTGGAAGCCGCAGAAGTCGATGCCGTTTTGCAAGGGGAAGATGTTGGTCTTGTCGTTCAGCTCCAGGCCCAGCTTGGCAAATTCAAGCCTTGCAAGGCGCAGAGCCTCGACCGCTGTTGCCTTATCCGGGCAGATCACATACCAGTCGTCCATATACATCCCTGCCAGCGGCAGGTGCAGCTTCTCACCCACATAGTGCATGAAGGAGCTGACGTAGAACACCGCGTAGATGTGGCTCGTCTGGTGTCCCAGGGCCAGGCCCTCGTCCACGGCGTCGATGTATCGCCACATCAGCGCCCGGATGTCCGGGTCGGGAAACCGGGGTTCCAGCGCGGCCTTGAGCCGCCGGTGGTCGATGCTCTGGAAGAAGTGGCGGATGTCGCCCTTGATGACCCAGCCCTCGGCGTAGTCCCATTCCTCCATGGGCCGGTGGGGCAGACCGGCGGCCTTGCGTGCCGCCTCGTCCGCGCCCTTCCGCCGCAGAAAATAGGTCCTCATGTGCCGTTTCAGCATCTCCAGCCCGTAATGGGTCCCCTTGCCGTACTGGGCCGCGTAGGTGTTCAGCGTGAAGCTCCGGGCCAGCTCGTCGTAGACGATGTAATCCGTGAGCGCGTGCTGCACCACCTTGTCCCGGAACGTCGGGGCCTGGATAAGCCGCTTCTTGGGTTCGTAGATATAGAACGCGTCCAGCGGGTCCGGCTGGTGCGTCCCTTGCAAAAGCGATTTTGAGAGTATCAGCAGCTCCTCGATTGCGCTGTACTCAAAGGGTGCCGTACTCTTTTTGCCCCTCTTGCACCGTCTGGCCCGGTGGTAGGCCGTCCATAGGGTGTCAAAGGAGCACAGTTCCTGATAGGTCATATCACACATCCTTGCTTGGTTTTCGGATGGTGGAGCGCAGGTCCGGCATCGCTGATAGCAGCCAGTATCTCCCTCCGCCGGAGGTGTCCGGGGCTTTCCCCGGTAGCGAGCCTGGCAGCGTCGGTGCCATGTGTTTATCCCCCGTGTTCATGTCCACGGACGACGGGATATAGCCTCCTTTGATGATGGGCCTCTGCTTTCGCCGCAAGGGCTACTTGTACACGGTAATTCCATCAGAGCGGGACGCGGCGCGAAGTTGGCGTTGTACACGTTGTTGTTGTTCACGGTGCCGTCGGTGTTGATGTTGTACGCGTTGTTGTCATTCGAGTTCGGGGAGCGCAGGCCCCAGTTGACGGCGCGAACAGGCTATACCCCAATGAAAGGCAGCTATCGCCGCCGAACATCCTCTCTCGCCTGGGCAGCGCGGCTCCGGTCCTTCTCGTACCAGGCGGCGCACATATAGCGCACCGTCATCACCGCCTTGCTCCAGGTCGCGGCCTTTTGGCCGCTCACGCCGGGGTATTGCTTGCTTTCTGCCATCCGCAGTATCTTCCGCTCCAGCTTCTTGCACGCGCAAAGGGCCTCCCGCTGCATCGCCAGCCGCTCCGCCGGTCTCTCCCGCAGGTCAATGAGGTTTGCGCCCTCAATGCACGAGCAGATGGCCTCTGCACCGTTCATCAGGGCCGTTCCGGTGGTGTAGCGGTATTTCTTGGGGATGACCTTCTCATTGGCGCAGGCGTCTGCCGTGTAAAGCCACATATCAGCCGCCTTGTTGCCCAGCTTGAAGTCATCGGTCTGTCTGTCAGCCATCGGGGCACCCTCGCTTTCGTGCTGCATCCAGCAGCTCGTCGCAGTCCTCTGCCTCCAGCACCAGGTCCGGTCCCAGCCGGATGGTCACGGTCTCGCCGGTGGGGGAGCGCCCGGTCAGCACCAGACTGTCCTCCCGGCACATCCGGCAGGGCTGCTCCAGCTCTGCCAGGAGGTTGGAGATCAGGCAGGAAGCCTCCGCCCAGTCCTTACACGCTGCCCGCCGCATCCATGGCCTCCACGGGAACTTTGTCAACCACGGTCTTGTCCGCGCTGTTGGCCTCCAGGGTCATCTTGAGGGTGGTAAGCTGTTCGTTGAGGCGTGCAAGGGCGCTCTGGGCGCTTTCCTTCTCGCTCTTCTCGTGGGACAGCTTGGCCTCCAGCTCCGCCACCTGGGCCGTCAGGGCGGCAACGTCGCTGTCCTCGCTGGTGCGGGTCAGTTTCAGCCCATGGGAGACCACGCGGAAGGGGCCGGTGTAGGTCGCCGTGGTGCTGCCGTCCTCGGCCAGCACCTCAATGGGACCGGCGCAGAACGCGGCCAGAGCCTCGTCGCTGATGCCGCCGGGCAGCTCCGCCACCACGGCCTGGCGGGGGACCCCGCCGATGTTCTCCATCACCACCGTGAAGCCCTTGTCGCTGACGGTGTGATTGCCTGCTTTAATCATGTTCGTGTCCTCCTCTTATCCGATGTTGATGTAAACGTCGCCGTTGGCCCCCAGGCTGGAGGCGGGAGCGCCGCTGCCGAAGTAGATGTTGCGGAAGCCCTTGGTGCTGCCGCTGGTGGGCGACACGCCGGACACGCCGCCGGTGAACGCGCCGCCCGTCTTGGGCATTTTCTGGTCTGCATAGGCAAAAATGTCCCGGGCTTTGCCCTTGGGGTCATAGACCGCCTTGGTCATGTCGCCGGGGTTTACAGCGTCCGCGCCCTTGGGGATGCCGAAGTCGAAGATGGGGGCAGCGTCCGGGCTTCCGGCCCGCCGCTTCACCGTGGCCGCACTTCCGGCGGCCAGCGTGGTGGTCGTCCCCACCTGGATGTTAGGGGTAGAGCCGTCAGCACCGGCGGGTCCCTGTGCGCCGGTCGCGCCGGTCGCGCCCTTGGCCCCGGTCTCACCCTGGGGTCCCTGGATGCCCTGCTCTCCCTTCGGGCCTTGAGCGCCGGTCGCACCCTGCGGGCCTCTTGCGCCCTGCACGCCCTGGGGTCCCTGCGGACCCACAACCTTGCCCAGATCAATGGTAGGCATAGATGGTTCCTCCTTCCGTCAGATGTTTAGGCATAGATGCCCTGCATCGTTGATGTAATAGTCCGGGGCCTCGTTGCCGGTGTAGGTACACAGCAGATGCCCCTCGTCGGTCACGCTGAAATTGACCATGCCAGCCGTCTGCACGGCCACGCCGTCGATGCCGCGCGGTCCTTGCGGCCCCTGCACGCCCTGGGGTCCTTCCGGTCCCGTGGGTCCAACCGGGCCAGCAGCGCCTTGAACGCCCTGGGGTCCCTGGATGCCTTGGATGCCCTGGACGCCGCGCTCGCCGGTCAGTCCGCGCTCGCCCTGGATGCCCTGCTTGCCGGTCTTGCCCTGGGGTCCCTCTGCACCCTGTTCTCCCTGGTCGCCCTTGGAGGCGATAAGCAGCCAGTGGGCACCCTCCACGCCTCCGGCCACGTCCAGCTCCGGGGCCACGCCCTTGCACGCTGCCTTGCAGATGTAGGAGCTGCCCAGCCTGCTCACCTTCTGGAGGGGCAGATAGGTCTTTGCGCTGTCATAGGCTTCCCACACCTTCACGGCCTCCTCGGCCTGCTCCAGCGCCTCGATGGCGTTTCCCACCAGGGTGCTCACCTGGGGTACAATGCCGTCGATCTGGGTCTGGAGTTGCTGCGCCTGGGTGGGCGTCGGCTCTTTCGGCGTGGTGTAGGCGTCGTTCGGCTTCACCAGCAGATGGTCCGTCACCGTGATGGCAACGGCGGTGGGGTCGCTCTCCCGGAAGCCCTCAATGGTAAAGCTGCACCAGCCCTCCAGGGCCAGCGGCTCCGCCGGAATGGCCGTGTCGAAGGTCAGCGGGTCCTTCTTTGCCACCAGGTCCTCCACGCTGTTGTACAGCAGCACCGCCACGGGGCTTTCGCCCAGGGCATTGCGCCAGATGATGCGCTTGGAGAACGCCTCCCAGTCATCGCTCATAACGATGTGCAGGCCGGTCACATTGGCCTCGCCCTGCACGCCCGCGTTCTTGCTGTCCTTGCGGACAAATTCGCCGGTCACGGTCACATTGATGGTCCTGTCCATAGGGGGTCTACCTCCTTTCTGTATGATAAAAGGCGCGGCGGGGCGGAAGGGTCGGTCCCTCCATACCTCGCCGCGCCGTGTCGCAGCCGCTTTTAGGGTCTCGCGGTGTGCCTGTTCAGTTAGATGTTGCGGGCCTTGGCCTCGGCAGCGTAGGCGCTGCTCTCGCGCTCAATGAGGTTTGCGGTGGCGTTGTCCTGGGCCATGCTCTGCTCCAGGACCTCCGCCACATAGGCGGGCACCTGCACGGTCTCACCGCGCTTGATCTGGAAGCTGCGGCCATTGACGGCCACAAAAACGTCATCCTTGTACTTGTCGTTGTCCTTGAACAGACGGATGGGCACAAGGTCGTTCGGCTTGGGCGCGGCGGGGGCGGTCTCTTTTGCCGCCTCCAGGGTCTCCTTGGCTTTGGCCTGGGCCTCTGCCACAATGGCAGCAGCTTCCGCCTTGGCCTTGGCGATGATGTCCTCCGCCTCGGCGGCGGGGGTAGCCTGTGTGGTGGCCTGCTGCTCATTGGCAGCAGCTTCTTTCTTGGCAGCCATAGTGTAAATACCTCCTGTTGGTCATAATGTGGGGCCGCCCGCCGTAAAGCAGGCGGCCCCGGTGATTAGCTGTTGAAGGTGGAGCAGGTCTCGATGCGGACCATGTACGCCTCCACCAGGCGCTCGGCCACCTTGGTGGCTTTCCAGCCTGCGGTGGCGCGCTGGTCCAGGGGGTCGGCAGTACCGGCAGAGCCGAGCTGCTTCACGATGTGCTGGAGACCGCCGCCGGTGATCTCGGTCACGCCGTAGGCGTCCGCACCCAGAATGAGGGTGGAGTACACGTCACGGGCGGATGCCTTGGGGGTGACGGTGCCGCTGGCGGTGGTGCCGGTCTCGTAGTCCTTGCCCGCGTGGGTAAAGACCTTGGCCTCGCTGGTCTCCACGAAGCGGACGCCCTCGATGCGTCCGATCTCGCCCTCGTAGATGCCGTCGGGGTCGGAGTAGGTCTTGACGTTCACCCACTTGGGGTCACTCATAAGGTCGTAGGAGCAATCCGGGTGGATGATGCCCGCGTAGTAGCCGTTGATCTTGGGCGCGTTCATCACCTTGAGGTAACGGACAGCGCGGCGCACGGCGTCCACGGTCAGGTAGTGGTTCTGGCTGTCGGTGGTGCTGCCGCCGCACAGGTTGGCGCGGCTGTCCACCTGGCCCTCGGCGTACTGCACGTTGGTGCCGCCGTTCAGCACCTCGCGGGTGATGGTGTCCAGGGTGCGGCCCGCCTGGCTGCCCAGCAGCTTGGTGGCCTGCACCAGGTTGTTGTCGATGGCGGAAAGCAGCAGCATATCGGACAGCTCGATGAAGCCGCCGTACTGCGCCACAGTCGCGGTGATGACGCCCATGTTGAGCTTCTGACCTTCGGGGGTCACACCTTCGGTCAGGGCCGTGGTGGCCTTGGGCAGGGGGTCATACTTGCGGAACTCGATGGTCTTACCGCCATTCTTGGGGATGGGGTGCTTCTGTCCGAACTGGTCATGGACCAGCAGCGGCTCCGCCATATCAATGAGATAGTCGGAGTAGAAGGTTTTCATCTCGCCGGAAAGGTTGTTCCCGGTGGTTGCGCTGGTCGTCTTGTTGATGACTGCATCAAACAGGTTCAGCACGACGGGCAGCAGAATGAATTTGCGGATGGTGTTCATGTTAAAATCTCCCTTCTGGGGAGAGGCTTAAAACTCGATGTGCTCTCCCCGTGCAGCTCTGCGGATGATCTCCGCGCGGTCCCTCTTGGACAGCTTGGAAACATCATCCTTCACGATAAATGCACCCTGGGAGGTCGTGCCGTTTTCCTGGGGCCTTGCGCCCTTGGCGCGGATGCCGTCCACCACCTGCTTCTCCGTGGCCTTGGCCTGCATAGCGGCCACGCCCGCCTTGATCTGGTCCATGTGGACCACTTCATAAGCGTGCTGGACGGGAACGCCCGCCCGGAGCATGGAGAGGAACTGTGGGTTCTTGACTTCCGCGTTGAGGTCGAAGCTGGGGTACAGCCCCTTGACCTGTTCGGCCTCGCCGTACCACTGCTGGAGCTGCTGCTGCGCCCGCTGGTCGTTCTGCCGCTGGCGCTGCTGGCGCAAAAGCGCCTCGTTCTCCCGCTGGAGCTTCTGGAACTGCTTGTACTGCTCAACAGACATCCCCGCCTCCTCGGCGGCCTCGGACCAGTATGCGTCATCGTTTTCGATGGCCTGGGACAGCTTGCCCATGTCGCCGTCGCCGATCTGGTAGCGCTGCATCAGCATATCAATGACAGGCTGATACTGGCCCACCTGCTGCTCCAGGTTTCTGGTCTCCCGGAAGCGCCGGTCGATGATACGCTGGGTCTCCTCGGTGTAGATGTCCTTGTACTCACCGTTCACAAGGTCCTGGAAAGCCCTGCGTTTGGCCTCCAGAGTATTGGACGTGGTGCTCGCGTCCGGTTTGTTGTCGCTCCCGGCGTCGGAGGACCGCTGCTGTCCCTCCGGGTCTCCGCCCTCGCCAGCCTCCGCCGGTTTGGCCTGCTTCCCGAAGATGACATTCTGGTATTCGCCCGATTTTCCCCGCCGGGTGGATGCGGGGGATGCCTGGGTCTCGCCCTGTGTGCCAGGTGCTCCGTCGCCAGAGGCCGCCGCCCCTGCGCCTGCTCCGCCTGCGGCACCGCCGCCGTCGAACAGGTTCAGCCGGATGTCCAGCAAATGCTTGAAGTTCATAGGATTGCCTCCTTTTTCGTCGCGGGTGTATCGCCCCCGTGCATCGGTCCCTGACTTCACCAGGGCAGCGGCCCGGTCCCCACCGTGACCGCCGCCCCGCATGGTGTGAAGCAGGAGGACAGTATAAGCGTATCAAATGCTTTTCCGCTTTTCGCCCCGAACTCGGAAAAAATTTTTATTTTTCTTCCCGGCACTCCACCTGGACCTGCTCCGGGTGGGCCTGGGCCACCTGGGCAAGGCCGATGACGGCCATCTCAAAGGCCGCTGCCGTGCCGTCGTCCCCGTTGAAGTCGAGCTGCACATCGCCGCTCTCCATCCGCCAGGTGTAGACCTCCACACAGCGTTCCCGCATGGCGTTGGTCACATATCCGGCCAGGGCGTAAAGGATGCCGGACACCGCCGCGCACGCCTCTACGCTGCCGGTGGCGTGGCCCTGGGCAGAGAGGATGCAGCGCTGTCCGTCCCGCTCGGCATAAACCTGGGTCATAGCACGTCGCCTCCCGTCATTCGTTGCCCATGCTGGGGGTGCTGCGCTTTGCCAGCCGCTCCCCGTAGCCGGTCATGGGATGCTGGGCCTCCATGATGCCGCTTGCAAGGCTGTCCTTCTCGCTGGAGGGCGCGGGGCCTGCCGCCTGGCCTCGCTGGCCGCCGCCGGTAGGCTGCGCCGCTCCGATGCCCATGTCCTTGCCCGTGAGGGTCTGGATGATGAGGGCCATCTGGTCGAGCTGCTGGGACATCTGCTGGCAGATATTGAGAAGGGTCTGGCCGTTTTGCACCTGCTCCTTCACCTTGTCGATGCCTTCAAACTCCATCATTTCCAGAGCACCAAGCGCCTCCTGCGCCCGCTCCGGGTTGAAGAAGCCCAGGCCGTACAGCTCCTTGGCCCGCTCGTTCTGCTCCATGCGGGAGAATGGGTTTTTCTTCTGGGCCTTGATTTTCAGGTCGAAGATGGGTTTGCGGTAGAGGGGGAGGCCGTCGGAGGTCTGGCCCACTTCCTGCTCCTTGATGCCCGCGTTGTTCATGTCGATGAACTGGTAGCTGCCAGGCGTCTGGCCCGTGATGCGGAACGAGCGGGTCTCGTCGTAGAACTGCCGGATAAGCTCAATGCACATCGAATTGATTTTGACGTGGGTGCGGTAGCTGGCGGAGATCATGTCCCGGCTGGCCTTGTTGCCCGCCTCCTGGAGGGCGGCGATGGCAGCGGCGGCGGTGACGCCGGACCCGGCGCTGCCGCTGTTCACGTCGCGGTTGGCCGCCGTGTCCTTCATCTCCTCGATTTTCATTTGCGCCACGGTCACATAGATGTCGTCCAGCGGGTTGGTGACAATCTCCTTGATGCGCCTGTCGTCAAGCTCACCCTGGACGTGGACCAGGGGCTTGCTCCAGTCCAGGAACTCCTCCTCGTTGATGCCCGTGCTGTCGCTGACGAAGAAACGCTTCTTGGTGGTCATCATGCTGTTTTCCAGGATGTTGGAGGACAGCTTGTCGATGTAGAGCTGCGGGTCCTTACAGATGGCGACGTAGCCGAAGCCCACCGGCGTGCCCTTTTCCGGGAACATCACATCCAGCACGACGGGGTATAGGCCGTGGTCGTACCAGCCCGTGTCCCGGTAGTTGGGGTCGTTCTCGCTGGCGAACAGCAGGGTCTCGCCCACGAACTTGGCGTAGTGCAGCAGCGTCTTTCCGCTGGCAGAGGTCGTCTTGTAGTACCAGTCCACCACCACGCTTTTGTTGCTGGTGTCGATGGTGTCATCGTAGATATACTGCTTCACATCCACGGCCCCGCCGCTCAAATGGCCCTTGTGCTCCGGGTACTGCTGCTCCAGCAGGTCCTCGTCCACCAGGTCCACGATGAACAGGTTGCGGGACTTCTGAATGTCGGTCACGCCCGGCTCCCAAAACAGCTTGAGCAGGTCGATCTCCCGGATGTCCACGTCGCCCAGGCCGTTCTCCTTGGCGCTGTTCCAGAACACGCCATAGGCTGCCGTGCCGTGTTTCAGCTTCTCCCACCAGTTGTCAGAGTAGGTCTGCTCGTAGTCGTTGTACTCCAGGATGACCGGCAGCACGGAGGACAGCACCTTGGCGCTCTCCTCGTCGCTGCGCTCGCGGGGGAGGACCACCGGCTCCGGGTAGTTGTCCATGGCGTCCGCGTGCTTATTGAGAATAGCGTTGAACAGCCAGGCAGAGGACGGCTCCGGCCCTCTGTACTCCGGGTTGTCCGTGCGCTGCTTGCCCTTGCGGATGGCCTCCCAATGGCGCAGCTCCCACCATAGCTCATCCTGGACCACGCGCTCCTCCAGGCTGGCCTTGCCTTTCTTGTAGTCGCTCAAGATGCTGATTGCCTCCGCGATCTCCGCTCTGCCGATGCGCCGCTGCCCGGCGGGGGCCGTCAGCAGCATGGCCTCCATCTCCGGGTCCACGCTCTCGTCCTTCTGTACGCCGGGGACGCCCCAGCCCATCGGGGGCTTGCCCAGGGTCGCGTCCTGCTCGTTCTTCCGTCCGAAAAGTGCCATAAATCAATACCTCCTGTAAAAATCGTAACGGTCATACTGCTGGTCCTGTCCCAGGTCCAGCGGGTCATATACCACCAGGGCGGGGGGCTTGTTCCGCCTGGGTGCTATCGGGTTTTTCATGCAGACGTAGCGCAGCTCGTCGTAGATGTGGTCCTCGCCCTCGGTGTTGATGTCCTCCACGTTCTTCTCGTCGTAGACCAGGTTGGGGACCGTGCGGATGAAGTGCTTGCAGGTGTTGAACACATACAGCATGGGGATGCCCTCCTCGTCAAAGGCGAGGCGGTGATGCACCTGCATCTTGCCGTCGATGCGGGCGTGGTCGCCGCGCTCGAAGTACACCCGCTGCCGCTCCATCAGAGCGCCGATGCTCTCCGTGCCGTCGCTGCCCCAGATGGCCGGGTCTCCCACGCGGTTGATGCGCCGGTCCTTGAGGTTGGGGTCCTCGGCCTCGATGCGCCGTATCTCCCGCGCCACCTCGGACGGTTCCATCTTCACGCCGGTGTTGGGGGTGCCGGTGCAGCCGTAATACTCCCGGATGCGGTAGAGCCGCCGGTCCCGGTCCACGGCGTACCAGCCCACGGAGAAGGGCCTGGAGTAGCCCCAGTCCAGGCCGCACCAGATGGCCCAGTCCTGCGGGACCTTGAAGGGGGAGATGACGTGGGTGTTGATGCGGTCCGTGTAGTGGTCGCTGTCGTTGCGCCACTCCGTGAATACCTGGCCCGCGAAGGTGTCCCAGTCGCCGTACAGCAGTGCCTTGCGCTCCTGCTCCGGCATGGAGGCCAGGCTGGTGAGGTAGTCCGGGTTGTTGGCAAGCAGTATCTTGTTGTCGAACACGGAGGACGGCACGAAGATGCGGGACTTCCAGCGCGTCTCCTCGTGGCCGTCAGGGAAGCGAACCTTGAACTGCTCCCAGATCGTTTGCATGGGCTGGGCCGCCGTGATGAAGCGCTCCTTCACCCAGCCGTGGCCCACGCCGCCGGGGTTGGCCTGCGCCCGGATGTAGCAGCGGGTCCCCGGCCCGTTGGGGCGGTTTCGGGAGAACAGGTAGCTGTACTCCTCCCAGAGAAATTGCGTCAGCTCGTCAAAGTCGATGAAGTCATAGCGCTTGCCCTGGTAGTTGGTCCGGTCCTTGGTGTACTGCATAGAGCCGAAGAAAATCTTGGCCCCGGAGGGGAAGGTCCAGACGTGCTTACTCTCGTTAAACCTGGCCTTTTTGTAGGCCCGTCTGTAAATCTCCGTGCTGCGGTCCATCAGCTCCGTGAGCTGCGGGAAGGTCTTGCGGAGGATAAGCCCACGGTAATGCGGTATCTCCACCTGGCGCAGGGCCTCGGCCAGGGCGCAGTCCGATTTACCGCCGCCCGCTGCACCGCCGTACAGCGCCTCGTCCTCAAAGCGGGCCATAAGGGCCGCCTGGCGCGGCTGCGGGGTCCAGATGACATTAGCCATCGTTTGCGCCTCCCTCCGTCGGTGGGCCTGGGTTGTCCATCACGGGGGAGAGGAGCACCACGCCGCTGCCCTCGTCCTCGTCGCCGTCCTGGGCCTCCGGCTTGTACTTCCACGTCTCCGGCTTCCGGTTGGTCAGCCAGAACATTTGCGCCGCTGTATTGGCAGCTACATGGACTTCATCGCGGGCCTCCACAAGGGTCTCAACCTCGCGGATGCGCTTGCCCGTTTCCGGGTCATATTCTACGGTCTTGAGCTTGTAGTGCTTCACGATCTGGGCATTGTAGCCCAGGCAGCTCTTGAACAGGGCGTTTTCCACCTGCTCGTCCGGCACTTCACACGCCTGCGCGAAAGCAGCCGAAAGTGCCGCGTATCGCTCGTCCCCCTCCTGGCCCTCGTCCAGGTATTTGCGGAAGGTAGAGTAGGCGATATGGAGGTTGGCAGCAATCTCCTTTGCCGTGGCCCCGTCTTTGGCCCATTTGATGATCTTGTCCAGGTTGGGGAGGACATGGGTCTCGTATTTACTTTTTGCCATTCGCTCCCGCCTGCCTTTCTGAAAAATTGGCTTCTCTTTCATCGTAGCAAAGGCAGCTTCTTTTTTCGCCCCGAAGGGAGGATGTTTTTTCATTCTGGTGTTCACGCGTGCGTGGAGGACCCTCTCACCCTCACCATCCCCCCATACCCCCCTTCCTCTCCCTCTCTCCCTGGAACGGGGGAGACCATTTTCGTGGCCTCACGAAAAAGATAAGAGACCCCAGGCCATAGGCCCAGGGTCTCTCTGGTATGCTTATGCTTTGCTTTTGCTGTGCTTTTCTATCGTGTAGGTGGCCCCATAGCGCCGCCGCCCACAATGGGAGCAGGTCACTTTGTGATCTACGCCGCCGCCCACGCGTTTGAGGTCGTAGCCCTCCTGGAGCATCGCGGCGCACCTGCCGCAAAGGTCCTTCGGTTCGGTCATCAGTCGCTCACCCCCTTGAAGCTCTCCCGGACGTGACCGCCGTTCAGCTCAAATTCCACGGTGTGGTAGTACCCCTTCGGATGGATGTACACCACGCGGCCCGCCACAGGCCGCCTCAAGCTCCGCTTGTCCTCGCCGCTGTCGGTGAATGTCTCCGGCAGGCGCATCACCTTGTCGCCCAGCTTCATGCCTTGCCCTCCCATGCCGGGCAGGTGGTGTCCGGCTCCGTGAAGTCCGCGCAACGTGGGCTGTCTCCGTTGAAGCACACGCCCTGGAAGTCCTCGTACCAGGCGCAGCTCCCGCAATTCTGCTTCATGCCGTTTCCTCCCGTTCCATCGTCATGCGGGCCAGCAGGCTCTCATACATCCGCTTGTAGGTGTCCCGCTCCGTCTGGGCGATTACCAGGGCCATAGAGGCCGTGCCGTCCTCGGTGTCCCCGCGTACCGGCTCCGGCTCCGCCTCGTCCTCCTGGGGGCTTGCAAGGCCGTACTGGGCCAGCCCCAGGCCGGAGAGGAGGCCGAGGTCCACCTGCTCCATCTCCCGCCGGGTGCAGCGTCCAACGAAGCGCCCCACGCGGCTCTTGTCCACGGTGTACACGTTCTCGCACAGGGCCGTGCTGATCTGTTCGGTGGAGCGGATGGTGATGTGCTCCGGCAGCTCCTTCTTGGGGGAGGCGGAGCAGTAGACCACCTGGACCACGGGGCTGTTGTCGTTCAGAGCGTCGCAGCTCACGATGATGGCGGGCCGGTCCTTCATCAGCTCGTGGCCGATGGCGTTCGGTATATCTACCCAGTAAATCTCCCCGCGCCGCATAGCGTTGGCAGGGAATGTGCCTTTCTTTGCCATAATCAAACCTCCGTGATAGTCAGATTGAAGCGTTCCCGCAGGAGCTTCTTTTTCATCTCGTACTGGGCCGTCTTGGTGGCCCGGCTCTTGACATCCTCCACCACCGGCAGCCAGATCACGGTGCCGTACTTGTCCGGCGCGGTGGGGCGCTCGTAGGCGAAGTCGGCCACATAGTGGATGGCCCGGACCCGCTCGCCGGTCTCCGTGATGTAGCTTTCCTGGAGGGTGTACTGCTGCTGGAGGCGCAGGTTGCGTATCTGCCCGGCCTTGAGCATCAGCATCAACTCGTCGTAGCGGCGGGCCTCCTTCTTGCTGTCGAAGCGGAGGTTGCCCCGGCTGTCCGGCTGGTTGTGGTACTTGGGGGCCTTGGTCTTGCCCACGATGCCAAGCTTCTCCATGACCTGGCGCTGGGCCTCCGGCCCCATGCGTTGCAGGTCTGCGGCGGTCAGTCCCATCTCTCGTGCCTCCTTCCGTTTGGTGCAGCGGCGGGCCGGGCCGAAGCCCTGCCCCCGCAGAAACATCATGGGGTGCAGCAGCTTCCCGGACAGGCCGCAGAAAACTGTGTTGTCCACGACGCGCACATACTCGCACTCGTCGCAGTATTCGATCTGGCCCTCCCGCTCCAGGGCCATCTCCAGCGGGGTCTTATCCAGCATTTGCCTGCGCCTCCTCCGCTATCAGCTTGCGCTTGCGCCGGGCGTAGGCGCTGTCGGCGGCGGCCTGTCCGGGGTGTGCCAGGCGGCGCAGCCGTGCCTTTTCCCGCAGCTCCTCCCGGTGGGCCTGCTGGTATGCCCGGTTCCGCGCCCGCTCCTTCTCCGGGTCCCGGTTCCGGTCTTTCAGCTTCCGGCGCTCCTCGGCCTTGCCGTCAAACCAGCCGATGTGCTTATAGCTGGCCGCGAAGCAGCCCTCGGAGCAGAAGTATGTCGTGGCCTGCTTCTTGCCGTCCCGCTCCACCTGACGCACCCAGGGGGTGTCCGCCGTGGTCACGATCTGCTTCCCGCAGGTGCCGCAGGTGCGAAACAGGGTCAGCCGGTTGGCTGTCTGTCGGCGCACGCTCATAAGTCGGACCTCCGCTCCATCACGCCCAGGATGTACTTGCCGTCCTCGCCGCGCCGGGCGTGTATCTCGTACTTCTCCCGCATCTCCTTGACGGAGAAGCGCGGGACGGCCAGCCTCCAGCCCAGGGCCGTCTCCGGGGCGTCCGGGTCCATGGCCCGCTCCCCGTGCTCCAGCACCACAGCGGTGAGCACAGCGTCCACAAGGGCCTGTGTCTCCTGGTTTCCGGCATCCGCCTGGGCCAGGGCCTCCCGCAGCTCCTCGTTCTCCTTGGCCGTGTCGGCCACCTTCTTGCGCCAGCGCCCCAGCTCATGCTCCAGGCGCTTGATCTTATCGACGTTTCTTTCCATGTCACTCCGTCCTCTCGTAGTATTTCAGCAGGTTGGCGGCCACCGTGCAGCTTTTCCAGTCCTGGAGGTTGGCGCAGTAGCGGTCCGCGTACTCGGCCAGGGCCTCCCGGTCCGGGAAGCTCATGCAGCCGCCCTCGCAGCGGACGCACAGCCGCTCGTCCCAGCGAAAGAACGGGCACGCCCAGGTCTTGTGTGAGTAGCCAGCCATTTGTCCGCCCCCTTGCTCATTCCGTGATCTGTCGCTGTCCTGCCGTGCTGCCCGGCAGGCCGATGGGGTTCTTCCGCAGCATCGTCTCGTAGGTTTGCTCGAAGCACTCCATCTCGAAGTATTTCTTGTCCGGCGGCATGAACGCGTCGATGCCGCCCATGGCCTCGATGACCTTCTGGGTCCTGGTGGGCATCCCCTCCAGCGCCTGCTCTTTCGTCCGGCCAGCCAGCCGGGCCAGTTGCAGCTCGTTGCGGGCCATCAGGTAGGCGTTGCTGATTTCCGACCTGGCCTCGTGCAGAACGGCCTCCGCCGCCTCCCGCATCTCCGCGATGGTCGGAGGGAATTTGCAGGTCTGGCACACCCGGATGACCGCCTGCTGGGCCGCCCAGAAGTCGATGTCCCGCAGGCAGGTGGTCCAGAGCGTGATGGTCGGGGCCAGCTTTGCCTTTAGGCTGTCCTTGTCCGGGGCCTTGAACATCTCCGCGTTGGGATAGGCCATCATCAGCACCGCGAAGATTTCCGTCACTTCCGCCCTGGTCATAGGCCGCTGAACTCGTCGTGCAGGTCTCGCAGGGCGTCCATCTTCTCGCCCGTGCTGGCCTGCTGGGGTCTGCCGCTGCGGCTGGGCTGGTAGGACCTGTCGTCCTTGAGGGCGAACACGCCTGCCCAGCAGTGGTCCTCACTCTGGTGCAGAATGGCGATCTGGACATCCCGGTCTCCGGGGGCCAGCTTCTCCAGTTCCGTGACCAGGCGCTTCTTGGCCTGGTCCGTCATCGGCTTTTTGATCCTGTTCCGCATCGCCTCGAAGTCTTGCAGAGCGGAAAGCAGGTCAGCGTCGCCGGAGGCGAAGTCCGCAAAGATAGTTTCCTTTGCTTTCTTTTCCTCTGCTTTACTCTGCTTTGCTTTTCTTTTATTTGCATCGGTTTGCTCTGCATTTGCATTACTTGTGGATGCTCCGCTGCCGTCGTCGGCCTTGCAAGGCTGATTTTTCCAGCGTTTTTGCGCCGCCTCCCGGCGGAGGTTGGAGATGTCGTCCACCTTCCCCATGCGTCGGAGAAGGGAAGCGGAGTAAAGATACTCGCCGTCGTTCACCAAAAGCGTGCTGCCGTTTTCTGCAAACTCTGTGCAGCAGTCTGTGATGATCTGCTCCAGACGGGATGCTTCCACCTGCATTTGCATAGCAAGCGTATTCCAAATGTACTTGTTCACGGACAGCCGGTACTCCGGCTGCTCCCGGAGTATCTCCACCAGCATGAAGTACACCCCGTACCCCTCCGCCCCGTAGACGGAGCGGAGGGCCAGGATTTTGGGGTCGTTGCGGGCGTTGCAGTCGTGGGAGAAGAAATAGGCGTCTTTCTCGTTGGTCTTGGGCATACGGATGCCTCCTTACGCAAGCGCCTGCTGCCCCGTTGCATCCTCGAAGATGCCGTCGGGCAGCTCCGGCGCGGTATTGCTGCTGGTTTCAATGACCTCCCCGGTCTCCGGGTTGGCCTCTGGAAGGGCCTCTGGCGCGTTTTCGGGTGCATCCAGGTAATTCTTGCTCCCGTCGGTGCCGATGGACGCCTCGTCGCTTGCAAGGGCTTTCTGGAGGTCAATGGACATGATGCCCCACTTGCTGATAAGCTGGCGCAGCATCGTCTTGCAGGCCATCCCGTCGAAGTCCTTGTACCAGAAGGAGGAATACTTCCACTCGTCGCCCTTGGGGTAATTGCCCGCCACGAAGTCGGCGTAGGACACGCGGCTGTACCGGGGGTCCTGGGCCTCGCGGGCCTCCAGGTGGAACGCCTGGGAGTAGCGGTCCGCGTGGGCCAGCATCTTGTCCTTGCTCCAGTACAGCACCTTGCGGAAGCCGTTGTTCAGCTCGAAGTAGGCGTAGTAGCCCACCACGGGGCGGCTCTCCCGGTCTCCGTCGTCCTCCAGGAACTCCAGAATGGGGCGGCGGGTGAAGCGGTCCCGGCCTCTGTACTCGCCCTCCACCACGGGGAACGCGTCGATGTCCAGGTATTGGCCGCTGCGCTCCGCAAGCTGGATGTAGCCCTTGTAGCCGAGCTGGAACTGGGCCACGGTGCCGCGCTTCTTGTCCTTGTAGGGGACCATGTAATACTGGCCGAGCTGCGGGGAGGGGGACAGGTTCAGGCTCTCGCCCAGCAGGGCGGCGGTCAGCACCGTCCCGGCGTCGCACTCCTGGAGGGACGGGTTTACGGCCACGGCGGAGCTGATGGCAGCCACGAAGCGCCGGGCGCGGTCCGGGTCTCCCAGGGTGTCGTTCACGAGCTTCTGGTACATCGGCGTCTGGATAGCCACGCTGAACTTGGGCTTGCCGCCGCTGCGGCTCTGCAAAGAATTGTTCACGGCCATGATTAAATCCTCCTATACGAAATGTTCCGTTCTTTCAGCCAGCGGGAAAGCTCCGCCGCCTGGTCCTTTGTCACCTGGCACTCAAAGCGCAGCAGGTAGATGGTCTCCTCCACGGCCTCACCGCCGCCGGGTTCCCAGGTCCCGGCCTGGGCCGCATTGGCAGCGGGGTCCGGGGTCTGCTCTGCGCCCCGCGTCGCCTCTGCCTCGCGCTGCTCCTCTGCCAGGTTGGCGGCCTGGGCGGCCCGCTGTGCCTCGTATTCCCGCAGGCGCTTGGCCCGCTCCTGGAGGCGGGAGCGTTCCATCAGGGCCTCGTTCAAGTCCAGGTGCTCCAGGTACTTGATCTTGACGGCCTCGGCAAACTCGCTCTCCACGGTAGCCAGGACCTCCAGATCGGACGCGGCCTTGTCCTCCGCCGCGACGATGGCCTCCCGGACCTTCTTCATGGTCACGCTGGTGTTGTACCAGGTGTCCTGCCACAGCTTCTCAAAGGGGAGCAGCGCCCGCAGCTCGCCCACGGTCTCCTCGTAAATTTCCAGGATAGCGGCCCGCTTGTCCGCCCGGCGCTTCTCCTCGTACTCCTTGAGCTGCGCGTCGATGGCGGCGATGGGCTGGTCAATAAGGCCCACCAGCTCCTTCACCTTGGCCTCGAAGTCGGTGTACGGGGCCATGCACTCGCGCTTGACCTCCTTGCGCTTGTTCTCCAGGGCCTCCCGCAGCTTGTTCAGCTTGGCGCGGTCCTCCTTGGCACCCTTGATGCCGTCCTCTGTTACCACCAGGCCGGTGTACAGCGCCAGGCTCTCCGCAAGCTGGCCTTTCAGCTCCTCAAAGTTGAAGTCTATCGTCTTGGGCAAAGTCTCCAGGCTGTTGCCCATCACAAATTCCATGCTCATGTTGTCCTCCTGTTCAGATAGGCGGGAGCTTGAGATTTGGTTTCTGCCGCTGCTCCACGCAGCGCCAGAAGGGGACCGCCTCCCGCCGGATGATGGCGATGTCGTCCTCGGCATCCGCCCGTTCGATTTTGTAGTGCCGGGTCTCTTTCCGGTCCTCGCCCTCCGCCGTGGTATATTTGATCTGGGCCAGCAGTTCCACAAACTGCCACCCGGCGGCAAGCATCTGCTGGCACACCTGGGCGTAATACTCCGTGGGGATGCGCCCCTTCCAATGGGTCCAGCCGGTGGAGGAGAGAATTTCCGTGGTTTTGATCTCCAGGCCGCCCAGCCGCCCGGTGGCGGTTTCCTCCAGCTCCCCGTCCGGGGTGCAAGTGATGAAGGGCAGGTCCTGGTGTTTGATGATCTTGTAGGGGGTGAAGCTCACCCGGTATTCCGGGTGGTCCAGGGCGAAGAAGGAGCGCAGCAGCGGCTCCGCGTCGTTGCCGTAGCGCACGTAGGGCTTGTCCCCGATGTCCTCCGGGATGACCAGCCCGCACTTCTCCTCCCAGAGCTGCACGTTGGTTTTCCAGGGGGAGAGGCCCAGGAGGGCGGCGGCGTCAGACGCCCCCAGCCCATCCTTGCGGGCCTCCAGCCATTCCGCCCGGTCCTTGCAGATGATGACCTGCGGCTGCATCACATCATCACGACGATTTTGCCGTCCTTAACCTCCTGGGCCAGCTTGTCCTCGAAGTAGGCCGTGATGCTGGCCTTGGCCGTCTGCTGCCACATCCCGCCGTCAGCCTCGAACAGGCCCACGTTGCCGTCATCGTCCAGGCGCAGCAGGAACTCGCTCTCCGGCTGTTCGACCTCCAGGAAGGTGCGGAAGGGGCGCAGGGCCACGCGGGGCTTGACCTGCACCAGCGCCTTGAGGGAGACGCCCTGGCGGGCCTCCACTTCCTGGCTTACGCCGTTGTCGCGGGTGGTCACGCCGCTGTCCTTGCTCATGCGGGAGAGCAGGTCCAGCAGGTAGTCCACGCCGGGGCCGGGGGAGAACTTGCTCCGCAGCTCAATGATGGCCTGCTCATACTCCCGGAAGCCGTCACGGAAGCCCGGAACGTCGCATTTCGCGGTATAGAGGCTGTCGCGGCACATCATGTCGTCGTAGGTGGTGAACACGGAGACCGTGCGGGCATCGTCCACGCGGATGAACACGGGCAGGTTCTCGAACATATCCAGCTCGTTGCGGACCAGCTTCACGATGCTGTCCAGGCCGGAGACGGAGAGGTTGGCAGGGCGGTCAATGTGGGGCTTGATACGGACCAGGTCGTGGTCAGAGTAGGTGTCGCCGTGGATGTTGTAGGTCTTGTTGTCCTTGAGGGACACGAGGTACTGGGCAAATTCTTTCAGCATGATGAATACTCCTTTCAGATCGTGGCGTTATGCCTGGCGTTTGAACTTCAAAATTTTGGGGTGGTCCTGCTCCTCACCGTCGAGGGCCAACTGGCCGGGGACCTGGGGCACCATTTCGGCCACCAGCAGCTCGCCGGTGCTGGGTGCGTTGGTGATGTAGAGGCTCGTGGTCACGGGGTCCGTCGGGGTCAGGGAGCACTTGGCCGTGCTCTGCACCGTGATGGTCCGGCGGTCCGCGCTGGGGATAAGCTCCAGGGTCACGGAGATTTTGCGCTTGGCGGTGGCCTTGGTGTTGGGGTCCAGGATGTTGTCCATCACCTTGCCCATCTCATAGTCCACGCGCTCCAGGATTGCACCCATTGACATCTCAAGGATGCTTTTCTTGTCCAACTGGTCACTCATGCGGTTTTATCCTCCTTTTTGGTGGCCCGTTTCCGGGCCGCATATTCTCCTAACAGCCGCTTGAGGGCTGCGGCATGGCCGCTTTGCCAGGAC